TACTCCATATCCAATTTCTAACGCTGTCTTTGGAGACAATGTTAGTGGTCCTGTATTACGTTATATGTTTCCTTGTGCTGGGAAGATAACAAAGGGCCTAGTTGTTATTGGTAAGAAACTCAAGGACGGTGTGTCGGTAGAAATAAAACTGAAGGACGATATTCATGAAGAATCGAAGTCCTATATTATGGCTAGGAAAAATATCTTAACCAATCCAAATATGGATGTAGATTCGGGTGATCAGCTGACTGTGTCGGTCAAACCTGTTAACCCTGAAGAAATAATAAATGAAGTTTGGGTATCTTTCCTTTGGACACCTACTGTGAAAGAAGTTGACATAAAAAGCTTCCTAGTTGATGAACTCGAAAATGTAAGTAAGGAGGTCTTACCATGCCCTGCTACTCCGTTGGAGGAGGGAAATACAGACTAGGCCGTAAGGGACCTGTTTACAAAGACAAAGAAACTTGCGAACGTGCCTACAAGGCATACTTAGCAAAAAAGCATAGTGGCAAGAAAAGGCACCATTCTGCAGAGGATGGCAAGTTTCTGACTGAGCGCTTGAAGAAGTTTAACCTTTTATGAAAGGAGTCTGTGATGCCAAGAGGGAAACCGAAACCTAGAAAAGGTAAAGACATGTTGGCCTGGAGAAGCAGGCAAAAACCAGGGTCGATAATGAAACCCTCTATATTCGAGAAAATCAAGAGATCTGCAGCTGCAAGAGGCGCCGATGATCCAGAGGCAGTTGCAGGTGCTGCTTACTGGAGAACTGTGAGAGCCAAATATCGCAAGGCAAAGAAGCACCACTCAGCACCAAATGGTTCATTCTTTGACACTAGAGCTTCAAAATTCGGAGTTTCCAGATGAGAGAATATGAACTGATATTTGATGAGGCTCTGAAGAATGGCCTCAGTCCAGATAACAGGCTGCCGCCTAATTCACAGGTGCTACTTGAGTGCAGAGGTTTCAAATGTGGAGCTATTGGTCTAGAACCATACATCGAGTTGGAAAATCCTCTGCCATCAACACTTGACGTTTCCTACGAATGGCCGTTTCCACAGTTTTTGACAGGTGAAAAGTTCAACATCTTAGTTGTCCGTGATTCTTTCGATGCCAGCGATAAGGTATATTCTGTAAGTGATGATCATCAGACTGCCAATCTGATCTTCGACATAGACGAACACACCTATGGTCTTGGCACCTTGATGGAACTTGCAGACTTTGGTGAATATGCTTTCATGACCAATGGAGTGATAATGATCTACTGGGACCCAAACGTTGGTGATTGGGTGGAGACAACCTCTCACTCTAAAATCCCTATGATGCGAACCATCTGCAATTTCAAAGGTCAGGCTATTGGAGGGTGTGTTGTAAGCTCTTGGTACGACTGTGATGAGACCTTTTATGTTTGGTCAAAGATTGGTGAGATGGACTTTACACCAGATAGACGAAATGAGGCTGGTTATCGCCGCTGTCCGTTTGGTGGAGAAGTTTACAATGTCAGACGTCTTGGAGACAACGTGGTTGGCTATTCATCTAGAGGAATAACCTTGTTAACACCTGTGACTGCCCCAGCAGCTACCTTTGGATTTAAAGAGTTATTAGATGTAGGGTTAGTGAACCGAGGAGCTGTCAACGGCAACTTGTGGCGACAGGTTTTTGTTGGTGAAGATTATATCTTAAGAGAAATAACTAACGATGGTGTAAAGGAACTTGGTTATCAATACTATATGGAACAGCTTGCAGACGAGGACATAACAGTATGCTATGACCCGTCTGAAGGTGATTTCTACATTGGTAACAGCTCGAGGACCTTTCTTTTGTCAAGGTATGGACTATCAGAGATTAAGCAACATCCCTCTGCTGTGTGGAGAAGGAACAATCAAACCTATGCATTACCAGACTCAGTTGATGATGTAGATAACTTGATAGTTACCTGGCCATTCAACTTCGGCTATGGTGGAAGGAAAACTCTGTTCACAGTTGAAACTGATGCATCTGGCTACACTGATGGTTATGCAGCAGTTGATTACTACTCAATCAATGGATGGAAGACAAGTGGTCTGGCAAGGTTGAATGATAGTGGTTCTGCAAGGAAAGTTGTAACAAGTGATATGTTTAGACTGAGACTAATATTCGGTTCACTGGATGATGACTTCACAGTTGGCTACATAAAAACACGTTACAAGATGACTGATATGAGATTTATAAGAGGAATCTATGCACCACCTCCAAGAGGACAATGATGTTGACTAGACTATTACCAGAACAAATATCCCGCTTTTGGGACATTATAAAGTTCGCTGTCGAACAATCACTGCCACCAACTGTTGGTGAGCATCCTGACAAGATGAACCGAATCTTGGCTGCTGCACTAAGTGGCAGAATAGAAGTGTGGGCATCTTATACAAAAGAAGGTGGAAAAAACAGGTTTGAAGGAATAGTGCTAACAAAGATTCTTTATGACGACGCAAGTGATACAAGAAACTTGTTGTTGTACTGTCTCTACGGCTATGACAAAGTGAGTGATGATAGTTGGTTGGGCGGATTACTCACGATTGCTAAATATGCAAAATCTCGTGGGTGTTCACAGATTGTTGCTTATACTGATGTTCCTTATGTTGTTGAGTTAGTTAATAAACTGGGAGGTGAGGCTAGATATACTTTCCTTTCATTTGATGTTAATAAGATTGTTCAAAATTTAAACAATCTAACTGTGGAGGCTTAGAATGTGGTGGAGCTTTGAAGATATAGGAAAGAATCACTTACCATTGTTTGTGAAGTGTAAGGGTGGAGGTGGAGGCGGAGGAGGTGGTTCTGGTAGAGTTGACTATCCAGATTATATGAAGACCATTCATAATGACTGGTTAGACAATACAGGAGCTGATTCAATAACTTCGTCAATAACTGATGTCATGAATTCTGCACTCGGCAGCTCTCCATGGACAGCTCAAAGTGCATATGACCCTGACACTGACATTGTAGAGATAGTTGGTGCCCCTGATGATATACAAGCTCTGGTTGATTTACTAAGTTCAGGCACTACACTCGATACATTAATATCTAATGTCCTGAGTGATTCTCGAATAGATGACGCAGTTGATGAGTATGCAGCTGATCTGGATGCAAGACTAACATCTGACATCTTGCCTCGCTTCGAAGCTGGAATGAGAGATATAAATGCAGTTGTTTCATCTGCCTTTGCAATCGGAAGGGCAATTATTGAGGAAAACCAAGACCGACAGGTTGCAAAATACTCCGCTGACCTACACAGAGAAGCATTCTCAGATGATGCAATTAAAGTTATTGGTCTAAAGCTCGAATATCAAAGGATTGCCTCTGCAATGCTGATGGAGGCTTACAGAATGAAAATCGTTGCTAAGAAAGAGGAAAATGAGATTAACATGAGAATAGATGAGGAAGATGCACTATGGGATCTCAGTATTTTTCAGTATGGTTCCAATCTACTTGCATCAATAGGTGGCGGTGTTGTAGATCCTGGGACTAAAAGGCCATCTACTCTGCAATCTGCAATAGGTGGCGCCTTGAGTGGTGCTGCAGCTGGAGCGATGATAGCTGGGGCATCGAAGGGAGCTATTGGAGGTCCTACTGGTATGATAGCCGGAGCAGTCCTTGGTGCTGCATCTGCATTTCTATAGGAGGTTGAAAATGGATTTGAGCAATCTTTTACAAAACAAACTGTTGTTACAATACCTGGCTGGCGCAGGTGCTGACATTGCATCTGGCCAACCAATAGGTCAGAACGTCAGTGCTATTACTCAGCAGAACATAGCTGCACAAAACATGATGGGGTTATTGGCAAAGATGTTAGCTGGCGAAGTGCCAGAGGGTGGAAAGATAACTATCGACAACAAAGGTACGAAGATTCAAGTACCAAAGATGCAGTCTCAACAACAGTTAGCCGCTGAGGGTTCGCAGTTACCTGGTGGTTCTGGAGTGGATTGGACTAAGCCTGAAAATATAGCTAAACTCTCATCTTTCCTCCGCCCTAGTGAAGGCCAGTTAGGTAACATCTCGCCTGGGGACCTAGCTGGCCTTTCAACTGCTGATATTACCCAGGCATTACAAGGTGCACTTGCGGTTAAAGAATTTGGTAGAAAACGTCTGAGGGACATCGCAGATGCTTTGTACAAGCAAAAAATAATGGACTATTACGACGTTCTAATAGGTCGTGAAACTCCATCTGTCACCATTCCTGGGACAGATATCAAGCTTACCAGAAAGGAATTCCTTGATTGGTATAAGACTGCAACCAAAGATGAGCGTACTGCTGCGATTAAAAACTACGAATATGCCCTTCAGCAAGGATTCAAGGGTTCCTTTGAACAATTTATGGATCGTGCTAAGACAACACATCAGAAGGATTACGAATACTATGTCACTCAAGAGCGACAAATGGGCAGAGAGCCAAAACCTTTCAATGAATGGATGCTTGATGTTGCAAAGGCCGGTGGACTGTCGATTGGCGAGATAGTTGGTCGGAAGAAAGCACTTGCCGAGGTGGCTGGACAGCTCTATTTCAAAGATCCTAAATGGGTAAATGATGTGGAACGTTACCTGAAATCTGAGCCTGTACGAATCAGAATACTTACGGCAGACGACGAACAACTCGAAACAGCACGTGAGACTGTTAGGTTCATAGAAAACAAAATCAAAGCAGGTGGTGGTGTAATTGAGGATGTCAAGTTGTCTGAGGACGAGAGGACGATGATCTGGACTGTTAAGTGGCCTTCTGGCGATGTGGAGGTAATTAAACATGATATCAGGCCTTGATTTACTTGGTCAAAGTGGTGAGGCAAAAGTTGAAAAAACAGGCCTTGATTTGTTAGTTCCAAGGGAAGCTCCTACCACTGAAGCGCCTGTTTCCATAGAGCCGATTCGTCAGCAGTTGAGACGTGAGGCAGCTGGATTGTTAGCTGAGGAAACTCCAGTTGCTATCTCACCACTTGGTGGCACTGCTGGGCTGAGAGCAGTGATGGGTCTTGATACTGCTGAATATGATAGATTTGCAACTAAACCTATAATAGACATAGACGAATTTGTCGAGGGGGCTACTGAGACTCTCAGTGGTCTAAAGACGCTTGCTACTAGACCCAGGCATTTATACAGAGGTATAATAGGAGCACTAGCAAGTGTAGCTGCTTTCCCTATCGGTGCTATATTTGGTGGTAGAGACGCTGTGCAGACCTTGATGGGAGGCGGAAGCCTAGAGGACGCCTATGAGTCGTTTCATAATGCCATTGCTGAGGCAGAGAAGCTATTTGGTAGTGAAGCTCTCACTCCATTAATAGGTCCAGAAACGAAGGAGTCTAGATTAGTCAGTGGTATAGTATTCTCGCCAATCACTGGTATAAGTATGATATTCAATAAACTGGCAGAGTCTGTTATACCAGAGCTAGTTTCTAGATCTGTAGAATACACACCTATTCTAAACAGATTCTTATCAGAACCAAATGTAAGAGGTGCAATAAAGTTCTACGGCGATAAGGTTGCACTTACTTCGATGGGCAGAATACTTCATCCAACTAAGAGAGCTGAGACTGCTGGAAAGATAGAAGACATAGCTGATAGAGCAGTCAAGGTTGCCAAGGTCGAAGAAGCTGTAGAAAAGATACCTGACGAAGCAGTGAAAAGAGCCCAAGAGAAGATTTTGGAATATGAAAAGAAGAAGTTGGAAGCAGAGGCTGCGGAGATAGCTGAGAATATAGATTACACAACTATGATAAAAGAAGATTTGCAGGCGAAGGGTAGGAGAATCAAGAAAGTTAAACAGGCTAAGAAATATATAGCTGATGAGGCAATCCATAAGGCTATAGAGAGTATCAAAGAGAAAAAGGCTAAGCCTAGGAAAAAGACCAAGGTCGAGAGAAAGCCAACTGCTGATGAAGACCTTAGACTCATAAAAGAAGTCGAGGATCACTTTGGTAAAAAGATAGATGAGTTATCTGACAAAGAAATAGAGGATTATTTCCTGGAGAAATATGGTGAAGAGATAACCGATGTAGATGAGCAAACAGGCACTAGGGAACCACTTGAACTTTCAACTGACAATTCACCTTTTCGTGAAAGAAACCCAGAAGTAACTAGAAAGAAGCGCGAGATTTTAGCTGAAAAGAAACAGTTTGATAGTCCAGAAACGATAGTTGAAAAACACATAGTTGACGTTAACTCTTGGTTGGATGGAGCTGAGGATGTTGACATTGTTAAGGCAAGGGAAGCGCTTAGTGACCTAGCAGTTGCAGTCAAAGACCCTGCGAACAGAATTCCTTTGCTGGATTACTTTAATGGAGATTCAGCTGCAGTAAATAATTTTATCGAGGTTGCAGAAGAAGCTGCGAAGTGGGCTAGGAGAGCAGATCGTTCAAAAATTGAACGAACTGGTGAATTGCCAGAAGTACAACTTAATATAATGATTCCTGTTGAAGAAATTCCTAAATCAGTTTGGAAATTCCTAGTTACATCCAAGCAATTTGCCAAAAGAATATTTGATGAGAAAGGTCTCTTTGTCAAGGATGTTTACAGAAATAAAGAACTATTCGACAAGACAAGTTTTTGGTATGGAAGAGATGGGAAGTGGAGGTATGAGATAGACGATAGTAAAGCCACTCTTAAACTTCCCAAAGATCGTCGCTCGTTAGATGGTTTTTCTACAACATTGGGCGAGATACTTGACTATCCAGAGTTGTACAAGGCAGTTCCTGAGATAAAGAATATGAGAGTTTACTTTAGAGACCTAGGAAGCGACGCAGGACAGTATGTTTCTGGAGGATTTAGGGCACTTGGGAAAGGTTATATAGCAATAAATCCGTACAGATCAGGGAATATAAAGAGAACCCTCTTTCACGAGTTGCAACATGCAGTTAATGACACAGTTGGATCCAAGTTTCTTGGAGCCGATGCTAGGACCACCAGTAGTTACTTCGAATACCTCACCGACCCTGGGGAGATGGAAGCTAGGTTGGCAAGTAGAAGAATGAGTATGTCTAGGGAAGAACGTAGGAAGACTCCACCGTGGAAGTCGTTGGATAGAATGCTTAGAATAGAGAGTAGTACTAAAGACATTAGAATGAGAGCTAAGTATGGGACCAGGCTTTATTCAGGAATTCCTATTGACAAAGCCATAGAGTCAATCAAGAAAGTTCTGGAGAAAAGAACCAAAAAAATTATTACCAGAGAGGACCTACAAAAATTTCCTGAAGAGCAAAGGAATGTAATAGCAGATGCACTAGCTTACAAAGAAGCCTTTAACAAAGATGAAATAGCATCTAAAAAATCCAGAAAACTTACCTTCAAAGACATAACCCGTCTTGGGCCTGAGGGCATTTGGGATGTCATGCATGAGTCTAGGAAGATGCTGCTGAAAGGCATGAGGACTGGTAAATTGGACAAGCATGCCGAGAGAGTCCTCTGGCAAATGGTGAACGAGAAAGGTGGTCATGGTTATGGACAGTTGATGTTTATGCAGTTTAGAAAAGAGGTCTATGGCGGTCTTAGCGCAGCTAAAAAGAGCATTCTTAATAAATTGATAAGAGGAAAACGGATTGAAGATATAGCCAACTATAAGCCAAAAGTGAAATTTCCAAAAGACCAGTCATTTAACAATGCTATTGCATATGGACACTTGTTTGAGGCTATCGAAGGACTATCTCATGAAGAGGCTCTTGATTTGTCGAGAAGAAGGGATGCATACTTCGAATGGATGAATAAGCTTGTAGACTTCAGAAGGGAAAAAGGACTCATTTCAGAAGAAATGGCCGAAGGACTGAAGACACACAATTATGCAAGGTTCAAAGGTATAGGACAGCGACTTGAGCGGGGTGAGGGAATACCTATTGAAAAATTATATGATGAGAAAGAGACAGTCAGAGTAGGTGGCAGAGTTAGGTCGGTCAATAGCTCTGGAATTGAATCTCTACAACCAGGTAAGATGTCAGACATTCTTGAAACAGATCAAGAGTTGGTTGCACTTGAGATATTCAACAGAGTATATGGACAGGCTTTTAGAAATGATACATTTAGGGAGTTGGCGGAGTTAGCTAGAAAAAACCCAGATAACCCAATAGTGAGGTTGCCAAGAAAAGATGCACACCCTGACCAACCAAAGATAAAGGACACAAGGCTTTGGGCCAAGTTTAATTATATAGAAGATGGTAAGAAAAAGTCCATCTACATAGATAGGGTATTTGCAAGAGGTTTGGAGGCACTTGGGAAAGATGTATCGCCGAGAGCAGTTGCTTGGTCAAGTAATCTTGCCTTGGCAAAACCTGCAAGAGTAATGATGACTGGGGCAGCACCTCTTTGGTCAATCTTTGTGAATCTTCCTAGGGACATATTTCACACCTATATGGCAGCTGGTAGATACGAGGGCGGAAGGTTTAAACAAATCTATAGTCCAGTACCTCCAGTTTTTGCAGCTCAGCTTGGAAGAGATTATGCAGCTACATTCTATGATGTGTTTTTCAGGCGGCACAAGACTATGCAGAGAAAGAGATATGTAAAGGCAGCTGAACACGGACTGTTGATGCCCTTTTTGTCTACACAAGCTAGGACTAGTGTTACTGGATACAAATTACCAGGTAAGTTTGCGCCTCTTGAGAACTTCTTCTTATACCTTCCTGAATCACTTGAGATGTGGACAAGAGTTGCAATCGCTGAGAGAGTACTAAGACAAAGAGCCAAGGAAGCAGGAGTTAGTCTTGAGGAAATTAGACGCAGTAGCGATGCAATGAAAGAAGCTGTATTTGTTGCACGGGACTATCTTGACTTCCAACAAGGAGGTTGGTGGATCAAGATGCAAGATCAGCTTGGTAAGATATACCTCAATGCAGGTGTCCAGGCAATGAGGACTTTTGGTAGGGCTATTAAAGAGAATCCAAAGCAGGCTATATTAAGGCTTGGTCAGACGATAGGCATACCGACTGTTTTGGTAGTTGCTGCTTCCAAACTTTATGCGCCAAAAACTAGTCGTGACATACCTGAATATATGCATGATAATAACTTTGTAATCCCCTTCCCTGACAGCTTCAGATTCACTGGTAAGGACGGTCAAGAGTATGGGCTAGTGCTTACAATACCGTTGGATTCTGGTGCAGCATTTTTTAAGAATCTGTTTAGGGGATTGACTGAAAAGTTTATGTACGAAGCTGGATTGACTGATGAAGAGCCAAATTATGAGGCTATACTAGGTTCACTTACGAAAACTGCCCCAGATATTATGTCGCTTCCTCCATCACACAGAGCTGTTATGGAATATTTGTTGAACATAGATTTTTGGACCCGAAAGAGTATTTCTCCTAAAACTTTCAAATACCCAGATAGTATGGAGGAATACATTAAAGGTAAAACTTCTGAATTGGCAATAGATGTTGGAAAAGTTACTGGGTTATCACCTGAAAGATTAGAAAGGGTCAAGAGAGCAATTCTCGGCGATAATATATGGACATATGCAGTTGGCAAAGGTTATGACGAAGCTTTTGGTGACATACCCAAGGAAATGAGGGAAGAGCATCTTGCGCTAGTGCTTGCAGAAATTCCTGGAGTTAAAAGATTTATAAAAGTTGTTAGAGCAGGTGGGGGTAGGATAGAAAAGCAGAAGGAGATACTTGAGAAAATTGACCTTGCTGACTTTATTAACTCTAGGAATGTGGATTTTTATGCCAAACTTTACCATTGGTATGGAAAGAAAGATGCTAAGAAAGAGTTTATTGACTATGTAACTGACAAGGAAAGAGTTAAAACTCTAGATGAAAAAGAAAGACTGATAAAGAGATGGGAATTCATTAGAGCTATTAAAGACTTGCCTGATAGATCTTCCTGGGCTAATATGTGGTATAAGTCCCCAGAAGCTAAAGCTAGGGACTATGTTGATAGGTTAAGAGCTGCAAAGACTGAGGAAGAGAAAGAGGAATTGAAGAGGAAACTAGATATACTTATAAAAGCTGGAGGATATGTTACTCCTAGATTTCGCTATGAAGTGAGTCGTCTCCTTCATGAGAAATAGATTGTCTATTTTTTGAACGATCTTCCCAACCAAGCACATGGATAATAGATTCCATCCCAGGTTTTCTTACCACCTTTATATATCGTGAGGTTTCGAGAGTGCTCAGAACTCGGTCCATTGTTAGTTTGTCCATGTTAGTTTCAAACTGTCTAGCAAACTGCCACATAGGAATGTCAGGTGTGAGTGAGTTTTCGAAGAAAACTATTGCGTCATTCAAAAGGCTTGATATGTCACTTTTCCCGATACCTCTAAAAACAAGTCCCATTGTTTGTTCTACTTCGGTCAACAACTTTGAGGCCCTTTCTAGGTCTACACTATCCAATATCATACTGTTTCCTCTGCTAGCACTACATACCATTGCTAGAGAAATTAAATGATTCCTACGTCTTCCACAGTACCCGTCAAAGCGCTTGTCATGAAAAGGTGGATTTTTCTCTGCCTCGATGCACCACTCGGTGTAACCAGATATGAAGTCATCTGTCATTGTAAATGCTCCGCTTAGCAAGGCTACTTGTTCCAGGTCGTGAACAAGTGCTTGTTGTAACTTTATTTCCTTTTCTGAAACAGTAGGTATTATCACCAGTTTTTCTTTCTTATCCGCATATACGAAGATTATGCGTGATGTAAGGCCTCCGCCAATAGCTTCCAACGGAAGTGAACTTTGCAGACTGTCCGGAGTAGTGCCCGCTAACAAGTTTACCCACACGCCTACGATTTCTTCTTTGTCACGACTAACTGTGTCATAGACCCACCTATTGTGGCAGTCATACCAGTCGCAAAGGGCTGCCATCAGTTCTTTGTTATGATAACCAAGGAACACAGTAAACTCGTTTGAAAATATAGTCATTGATGAATGATAGTATTGCTTGCCTGTGGTCATGTCTATGTCGGTCAAGTTAGTTTCCCTCATCCTTTTTATAAGAGCTTGCAATGAAGTTGCTTGGGCAGATAGGCGAATGTTAGGTATTTGTTCTAGTATATCATAAGCATACTTCATTGCAGTTCCTTTGCCAGTGGCAGAGGGACCTACTAGAACAATGTAAAAGTTAGGATATATCGTGAGTGAGATTCCAAGGTTGACATAAGTCTTCCGCTGCAGTGCTGCAGCAATAGCTGAAATGGCGACCCACTTTCTAAATAGTGTAGGTGGTTCGGATTCCTCGGTAAGTTTCATAAAAGCATCTATCCAGTCAGGCAAGATTCGTTCGTCAGACATTCTGGTTCCTCGCTATTCAGATGTAGTGCAGAGTTCGTAGTAGATCTTCCTCAACAAGTCAGCGAGCTTGCCTATGTCGGTAGGGACTTCTTTGCTTTTTAATTCCTTCATCTCTTCTTTACACATATTAAAGCCAATTGATAGATCGGCAGGTGTCTTTATCTCTCTATCGTGCCAATAAAGAGGTTGTTCAAGCGACTCTTTTATCAAAAGTAACATTCTAGCATGTTCTTCCCAAGGGATTGAAAGTGGTATTTGAAACACTATTGCGTCATGTATTTGAGTTAACAACTCAATTGGTTTGAAGAGGTGTTGATTGTAGTAGACGTATTCAACTCCATGTTCGTTAATCTTGTCTGCAGTTGTACTTTGAGGTAAATGTGCATAGGCTTCACGATAGGTGTTTTCGCAGGCACTTCTAGGAACGTTAGGGGGTGAAGGGATAATAGGACCGAGAAATAACCTTCGACGACCCATTAGGTTTACGACGGTTCTGTTTTTCTTAAGCATGTTTTGAATTACTTGGTGATAGCCGTTTCTTATTTGTGGATACCCTTTGTGAATCTTTTCCAGAACGTACTTTGCCTCACCTTCAGGCATTTCATTTGTGAGTGCGAATGTCTTATATCCGACATTATAGTTGATCGCATGGTTTCCCTTTTTGCCCCAATAGCGCTCGGACTGTCGTCCGTCACCAAGTGATGATGAACCATCTTTTGAAGATATCTGGTCATAAGGTTTGTCAAAGATTATTGAGGCGGTTAGACGATGCAAGTCAATGCCTTGTTCAAAGGCCTCTATTTGCGACACAACTCCGCCGACATAAGCAACGATTCGGTTCTCTATCTGTGACAGGTCCATGCTATAGAGTATGTAACCTTCATCAGCAAGGAAGAAGCGTAATAGGTCATGTGGCCAATTCTGTTGATTCCCTCCTGTGCCAAAGATTGTCTCACCACTGGAAATTCTTCCAGTTTCAGCGCCCACTGGTTTGTATGATGAGCGATAACGTCCGTCTTGGTCAACTTTTCCGATGTTGAGATAAGTGGATATACGCTTCGAGAGTGATCGAATATCTAGCATCAACCGTGCAGCTTTGCTACCAGGTCCTCCGCTGCGGTAGATTCGCTTGAGTGCATCGATGTCAGTTGTTTTCTTTCCTGTCTTGCGATTTACGTAAGGTCGGAGACCTAGTTCTTCGTAAAAATAATGTTTTAGTTGTTCTGGCGAATTATAGTTTATTTCGTGACCTACTTCACGATTTAATTCATCTGCAAGCTTGTCTAATTCAGCTTGCTGTTGCTCTTTGTATTTCATCATCCCTTCAACATCAATTCTTATTCCACGCTCTGACATGTAAATCAAAGGTTCGATCAACTTCCGTTGACGCTCATAGGTTTCCTCATTTATTTGCTTAGCAAGGATTTGCAGTTGCTTAGGAATGGCTTCGACAGGCACTATCGCATCCATTCCGTTGTAGGTCCACCATTCTTCCCAAGAACCAGTTCCCATCTTCATCCACTGCTTTCCATCGTCTTTGTAGTATGGAACATCGGTGTGCATTGTAGTTACGAAGTCAAGGCCTGCGGGGAAATCTGGGAAGGCAATCTTTTGAGCAATCTGTGTGCAGTGAATATTGCCTCGAGGATGGATTCCATACTTATGGAACAAGAATTGGAGATCAAAGATGAAATTAGCACCTACTTTTGAGATCTTTTCTTCTTGAATGATCTTTGCGATCAAAAGCATTATTTCGTATTCTTGCTCAGGTGTAAAATAGTCACCTTGTTGGTAGCGGAAAGGGATAGATATCGAATGATTAACTGACCAGGCAAATGAGATGCAATCTAGCTCACCGTTTATAACTTCGATATCGATTCCTATTGTTTGACCTCTTAGGCCGATCTCGTAGCAATGGTTGAGAGTGGCAACTGCCTCATCAAACGAGGGTTTGATGGTTACGTTTCTTTCCTTGCGCTCTATCCATGAGAACTCGCTCTCATATTTTGCTTTTAGTAAGTCTTCGCAAATAAGTGGTTTGTTCAAAAAGTTGAATTTCGGAGGAATGAACGTAGCAGGGTGGAATGTAGGAACTACTTTCAAGCCAGGTACAATTGTAGATTCAATGACTGAGCCTCTCCACTTAGTTATACCTACTCGGTTAGCCAGTGCAAGTAAAGCGATGTTGCCACAGGCTACAACGACGTTTAGATTAGGTAGTGACTTTAGTTCGTCAGCTAGTTCCTGGATATGTTGATAACCCTGTTCAGAAATCTTCCACTTGCCACGAGAATCTATATCAATGTAATGCTTGAGTGGTGCATCTAGGTCCTTGATGACGTTAGTTATGTAAATGTTAGATCGCTGAATTCTGGTCATTGCAAGGCATTCATCAAGGCCTCGGCCTGCAGGACCAATGAATGGTTTGTGATATTTTACTTCTTGAAACCCAGGTTGTTCGCCAACTATTGCTAACTTAGCGTTACGATCTCCACTTGGTGGGACGAAAGTTCTCCTCATATGACCTCCAATAGTTTGTTTAATTTTTAAACAATCTGTCGATCTTCACAAGGAATGAGTCTTTGTAGGATTTACCTAGTTCGAAGCCAACAGCTGACATTCCAAGCTGGTGGGCACTTATTAAACCATTTCCTGAACCAAGAAAAGGAATGAGCACACGAGAGCCTGGAGGTGCGAAGGTTTCGTAGATGTCAGTTGTCAGTTCGATAGGTCGTTCAGTTTCGTGGACCTTCTGGTTTGGTGGGACAGGTGAATATTGAAAGACGTTTGACCTGCCTGGTTTGTTAAGCGTCGGGCGACCTTTCCAAGCATAGAAAAACATCTCATATGAATTTGCTAGTTTAATTTCCGGTCTCTTTGATTGCCCAGTTGGTTTTACCCAGATACCACACATTCTAGTGGTCTTAAAACCTGCGTTTTGTAACTCTCTGTAAACGACCTCGAACCATGGCTCAGGTGCGAACCAACAAATTAGCCAACTGTGGGGAGCCATTACTCGGTAGCATTCTTTGAAGAGTTTTGAGAGGAATTCTTGGTATTCGTCAGAAGGTATTTCGTTGTAACTAGTTGTTGAATATTGAGATACACCTTCTGATTTTTTTACATTTTTTAAGTCAATTGCATAGGGAGGATCAATCTCTACTAGGTGAATAGTTTCATCAGGAATATCCTTCACTCCAATGAAGAAGTCCTTTAAAATGAAACATCTAGCGAGTTGCTGCAGGGTTGTGTTAGAACGTTGTTTTTCTATTTTCTGTGCAATGGTTTGTTTCAGGAGTTCTTCGTCAAGTTTTTTCAGTACCTTTGTTGCATCACTTTGGGTTTTGCACTTTTCAAATAACTCTGGAAATACTTCCATTGCCTCAGCACGTTTAATGGCTTGAGAGACAGATGCCTTAGAAACACCTCCGATTAAAGCACCTGTGTCTTCAACTGACCAACCAACGTTGCCTGGACCTGGAGCTTTGACACCATGCAACTGTTGTTGCAATCTATGAATTTCAAGTGTTAGTTTATCAAGCTCATACCATTCCATGTCTTTGCGGAAGAAATTCTCAGATTTTTCAATAACCTTCATTTCAATTTCTGAGAGTTCTCTGTCGTAGATTCTGACTGGAACTTCACTGACATTGTTTCTTTGTAGCACTGTCAATCTACGTTCGCCAGCCAAGAGTGTGTAAGTTCCGTCGCCATTATCTTTGACTGCAAGTGGAGAGATCAGGCCACTTTCCTTCATATTCTCTTCGAGCGAATCGAGGTCACCCATCTCTTCACGTGCACGTTTTCCGACAGTTATTGAACTAAGTGGGACCATTCCTACTTTTCCAACCTTGATAGACATAGTTAGTTACCTCCCAAGATTTCAAGAAGTTTAGCTGCCTGTTCAGATGAAAGGCTTAATTTCTTTTCCCTTTTCTTGCTAGTTGTCTTTTTTGGTTTTTTGACAGGTATTCGACGTGATAAGCGAATTTGACGTAATAGTTCAAGTGCTTCATCAATAGACATTTCAGAGATTGAAGTGTAATCAAGGTCATCTAAATTAGCCATTTTCCTCCTCCTTTGAAATATCTGCTTTGTGTAGTGAAGGTAGGACTTTCCTAGGTTTTATCTTCCCACTGATAATCATTCCTATAGCGACACCTCCATAGTCCTCGATTAAGTCGAGAACGTCGTCAAGAATGACGCTGAACAGTGCTCGGCGCAGACCATAGGTCTCCAGCAGTCGATCGGCACGTTCTTTTTGTTCGGGAGTTATTTCAAATGAAAAGCGTGGGATGTAGTTGTCACGAGACATTTTTAAGACCTCCGATTATGGGGATGAGTTAGATATTTCCTTAAAAAAGGAAAGTCATTTGCCCTTGCTATCTTTCCACACTTCCCACAACGAGAGGCTCCAAGGATTACTCCCCATCTGTTGATAGGACGCCACTGGTGTTGGCAGGAATGTGTGATAGAATGTAGTTCACTTTTTTGTGAAGTCATTGACATTTTAAGATCTCCAAATAGTTTGTTTAAAATTTAAACAATCTTACCATTTCGTGGTAGGATCGATTACTTCCTCCTTTATATTGTCGGTGTAAGGTATTAAGTCTTTCAATAGAGAAGTTATCTCACACTTCAGATTTGTAGTGGGTTTGTAACCTAAGTCTTTTAGCTTGTGATGGACTGGTAGATAATAATGCTCCTCCATCTCTTTTCGTGGATTTTCTATGTGAAAAATCTCGGTAGATAGGCCTAGTTCGGACGCGCATTCTTTTACGGTTATGGCTAGTTCATCTACTGAACAAGTCATAGCAAATTGATTTAGAGTTCTGTATTCACCTTGTTTAGGAGGATTTTCTAAAGCTATTGTCAAGCAAGTTATCGAATCCTTAAGAGTCAAAAACCCTCTGGTTTGGCCACCTTTTCCGTAAGGTGTAATAGGATGTCCTATCAATGCCTGGACACAGAAGCGATTGATCACTGTCCCGAAATACTCGTCGTAATCAAAGCGGGTTATTTCTACGCCTTCAGACGTAGGCATCAATCCAAATACTACGCCTTGCATTATGTCAGTTGAACGCAATCCCCAGTTGCGACAAGCAAACTCGATATTGTGAGTGTCGTGGACCTTTGAAAGGTGATACCATGAGCCAGCGGTTCGAGGAAACAACAAGTCGGCCATCGGACAGGTTCGTGAATCTTCTATGGATATAATCTTGCCTGGTTTTAACTCTTCAAGGCAAGTGTAAGGTATATATCCCTCAGGTATTATACAGGGAGGTGTCCCATATTCTCCCATTGTTCCTAATTTTATCAAGTGAGCTTCGGGACAAGCTTCTTTTATAGCCCATAGTAAGTGGAGCGTTCCGATGACATTTCCTTTTTGTGTCTCAGTTGCGTGCTGTACACTTTTCATAGACCAAGGTGCGGAAGGTTGTTCTGCAAGATGAATAATAGTGTCAGGTTTGAAGACGCTTAGGATGCCTCTTATGAACCCAGGTGAGTCGAAACCGAGGGATAGGTCAACTTGGTCGGCGAAGTTTCTGAATGTTTTTAAGTATAACTTTCTTTCCCATACAGAAGCTATTGGTGTTAGCGAGTCGCTGCCGACTTTATGAACACGTCTTCTGCGTGACTTATCGTCGATTCCGAAGACAATGTAGCCACGTTTTAAGAGATGGATAGTTAAAGGATAACCTATATATCCATCGTTTCCTAAGACTAAGACTTTGTGGCTTGAGTTCATAAATCAAACCTCCTTATGACTATGTCTGAGTTGTTGGCCAGTAGCTCTGTGTGAGGATCGTAGAATTTTGTATCTTCTACAACGACCTCTACAATGCCTGCGTTGATGAGAGTGCCGAAGCACTTCTGACATGGTATCACAGAGTTCATATAAAGAGTAGTACCAACAGTTTGGACACCAAGTCTTGCAGCATTAGATATGGCATTTTCTTCTGCATGTTGCGCTATACAGTATTGTATGCCTTCACCGCTTTTGTAACCCAACAACTTGCGTGGGCAGGTTGTGGCGATTACTTTTGGTGGGTAGATTTGAGACAGGTTAGAGAGTGTCTTGTCTTTCATAAATCTCTCGTGACCACAGTGAGGGATATCCCTAGGTGGTCCATTATAACCAGTTGATACAATACTCTTGTCACGCACAAGAAGTGCGCCTATCTTTCGTGACAGACAAGGTGATTTTTTAGCAATGACTTTGCAGATTTCATAAAAATATTTATCCCAACTCTTTGGTGCATTCTTCATAGCGTATGTTCTCCATTTTAGTGTTCAATAGTAATCCTATGTCCATCAACGTAGCATGAATTGCTGCTACAAGGTCTGAAGAGGCAGTCTTTTGGTTCGACTGCCTCTCGATTGCTCTTTCGAAAACCAGATTAGCGATCTCTTTCTCGTCCATATAGAAAGTCCCTGTCATTCATGTCGACTAATAGTGCATCGAGCAGGAAAGTATAATTTCTTAAGTCAGTAATTTTTTCCCTCCACTGTTTCATAGAATATTTCCACGGCTCTCTGGCCATATCACAGATCGAGGTAAAATGCTTAGTCATCATTCCAATAAGTGCGAAAGTTGGTTGGACGTCTTGCGTGAAGGCAGCTCGATAGAATTGCTGAAGTCTGTCGTCGCCACTTTCTGGTGAATATTCTTTTGCTTTCTTTAGCAGGACCCTCTTACTGCGAAGAAAAGATTTTTCAAGTTCGATCATGAATTCTTCGTTAGTCATTTCTTTTACCTCCTTTTTGATAGGTCCGCTTTCTTTCTGGGACGTTTAACCAATCAAAGATCGCCCTTTGTACGTTGTAGCGGTTTCCCCTGAATTTAATCTCTAATCGTCGGATAGGAGAAAAATATACCCATCTTGAGTCGTTATCTAGACATAGAAGATCTTTAATGAAGGCAATCATTTCTTCTTCATTCAGGTGTAGTTCCACATCGCTTGCTTGCTCCATCTGTTTTCCTCCAAAAACCTGCCTGTTGCCGCTAGGGCAACAAGCAGATTGTTTGAATTTTAAACGATCTTACCGACGAGCTACATATTTGGAGACAGTGTTTTGATCTCCGTATTCGTCGTCTTTACGAACTCCGACGATTAGCCAACCTTCGAGGCCTACAAGGTCATCAGTCCAGGAGAAGGGTTTGGAATAGTCGATTCCGAAGGCACTTGCGAATTGCTTGAATTTATAAAGTGCACGCTGAGCACTTTTTGGATCAAGCTTGTCACGATCTGCGAGGTCCCAGAAGAAGTCATTGAACTCGATGACCATGGGGTCATCAGGGACATCGAAGACTGGTTGATACCACTTTGCACCATTCTTGTCCGAGATCCCTTCTCGAACGTTGATGATGCGGGCTTTTACCTCAGTTCCACGAGGTAGGACCTTCGGTTCTGGTGCGTCGGCAATTTCTTTTTCCAGGTCAGTGTAGTCGACTAAAGACATAATTTTACCTCCTTTTAATTTAGTTTTGATGTTGTTAGTTGCTTGTTACACTTTCTTGTTTCATCACCTCCTTTCGTCAGTGATATCATCAATGGATGAGCATGCTCGTGGTAAGGTTCTAGACATACTGCTATCATCCCTTCAAACTGCGTGTCCAGTCCCTTCTCGCGACATAGTCTTATGAAAGTGTCTACTATATACTCATGTGTCCCATCTTCGTCTGCAAAGTATCTATCCCATTTAAGTTCAATGGTTGTATACCACTTCCCAGAAGGTCTGAAGATGTCCACTCTGACGTTACTTGGGTCTTCACTGTAGTGAGTCATTGCACACCTCCAACTAGAACTCAAGCGGCGGTTTATCTTGCCAATCGAGACCTGCTTTTTTCAACAGTTTTTTAATATCAGGCTCCTCGACTGCATCGAGTTTTCCATCGGCTTTTAGCCGAGACCGAGCGAGGTAAGTTCCCATAGAGTCAATTAGCATCTTCCTGCGAGGACCCCTTGGACCTTCCTCTCCAATGAGTACGTAGATTTCGTCGAACAATAAGGGTATAGTTACAACTGCCTGACCAGTTGTGTAGAAACGGTATTTTATATCTTCACGGACTATGCCTGTTTTACTATCTATTGACAACACCTTCCGCATTTCCCTAAGGTGACCTGTCAAGATGAAATCGCAAGGGAGGCGCATTAGTTTGCGAATGTAATTAGTCATATGCACCTTCTGCGGATTATAGTCGTGACGGTGTTGAGGTATTTCACCTGCTCGACCTTTCTGAGCGAGACCGTAGTTCATCACTGCCTCGCCCCACGTAGTGGCGCTGTCAAGACAGTAGGTTCCAAAGTGGTTGAAGTAACCTATTTGCAATCTTAGATCTATGGTCTTCATCCATTTAGCGAATTTGTCAGGTTCAAAGGGATCTTCGTCTTCCCACTGTGTATCAGCGACTATGTCACCTTTCTCGATGTATTCACGAAGGCATTTTGTGCCGCCAGGGTCGAAAGAGTCTATATGTACGGGTTTGCGAGCAGTTCTTAGCAAGAAGGTCTTTCCAGCGTTAGTTTCGCCTGTGATGAGAGCGCTGAAGCGCTTTTGTAACGGATCGCCTTCGTAATATTCTTTTACCTTTTTCAGTTCATTTGTGTAGTCATAGGGCATTTAGCTTTTCCTCCTTTCTAGATATCTCTCTTTTATCTATGTCAATTAGCTGGTTAATGATCTCTTCAAGATCGACTTCGTGACGAAGTGCAAGAGAAACCATTCTGCCAATGGCTTCTGCTTTTGCCATAGTTGATTTGCCACTCTTTCCGAGTGTACAGAAGATTTCAAATGGCTTGTTGTTGTGTTCTGAGATTGTTATGTAAAGATTACCGTAGCCAGTTGGGACCTTCACCGTTACAGAGTGCAGTGTTTCAGGTCTGTCTTTCATCTCACCACTCCAAGTCTTTCTTAACAGAAGTTTCAATCTTAGAAGGATCCCAAAACTCAGTACGAAAACCGAGAGGTGGTTCTTCACAATGTTGCAAAGGGTTTTGCCATGAGAGGCAGAAATCGTGGAAAGCGCAGCCGAAGTATTTAGTGCAGTTGCTAGGGTTCATTGGAAAGGCCATCAGTAACAAGTCGTCGTCTGAGGAATGAAACAACCTGTCCATTTCCCTCTCGATTGAATCTAGAATATCAACAACTGTCCACAACCAAACGTTCATTTGGTCAGGAGTTTTGAATGCAGGGACACGTTCCAAGGTTACATAGTAACCAGCTGGGCGGTTAACACTGCCACGTTTTAAGAATTCAAAACAGGTTCCACAGAATTCTATCCCAAGTACATCTTCAATAGGGAACATACAGTAAAGGCAGTGTGTGTAGGTTCCGTTTTGGATACTTAAGTGAAATTTCTCTCTCCACTGTCGAGAGATACGCTTCGTAGATTTGTGATCCCAAGAGAATATCTTACCGTCTGACTTTCGTCTCATAATAGAATCAAGGCGGTAGTGTAAAACTCGGCGATCATCAACTGGGACCGTTCCAGAGATTTCAAGCATCTTTACACCGTCCAATGTGACGACTTCGTTCTCGACTAAATCGTTAGACCGTTTCTCTGCAAATTCCATAAGTGCACGAAGGGCTCCTGCTGGGTCTTTTGGAGTGTAGAGGTTGTCACTTTCAGGAGGAAATTCTTTTCGGTAATGTCTTAAGAATGCGTTGTAGGCACCTTCAATGTCGCTATAGCCATAGCGAAGTTGCCACTCACGTGCTTTGTGCCAAGATTCACCGAAGTAGGCATCGTGGTTAGGTACGTCCATTCTCCAGCCAAGGATGTGTTCGAAGAAGTATTTCCTTGGACATTCAAGAAAAGTTTCAATTTTTGACGAATCAAGGATTGACCACTCGGGTTGTTCTGTTAGTGGAAATGACATAGCTTTTACTCCTTTCTTAACAAGTGAATATCCATCAGTTCCATTGTCAAACGAAGGATTCGCTTGCAGAGTTCGAGGATTGTTAGACTCTCAGGCAAGTGAGAACCTTTCCATTCCTTCTGCATTTGCAGGGCTTCTCTACGCCATCTTCTCAATGTTCGTTCTGTTATCATCATCAGACCTCCTTTCTAGGATGTTGAAGATTAATGTTCCGCATCTGGAACAGAGATACTTTCCAATGCTCTTTTTATTGGTTAGTTTCCAAATCTGCGGTTTGCAGATGTGACAACCGCTGAGTTTTATGAACTTCATTTAAGCCTCCAGGATGTGATTCCTTTCGATGTAAGAACCTTCTTTAAACAATAGCAAATTCAATCGCTTATGTTTTGCAGCAAAAATGGCGCAAGCTATTGAATTCATCACGTTTAAAGAGCAAGGCACGATGTAGTCGTGGGGCTGGGAGTTTTTCATCTTCTCGCTGAACACCCTGATCATATGGTTAGTTGAATATCTATTCATTGAACCTTCGCTGAGAAACACTAGAGTACCATATTTCTCTGCTGGAGAAAAGTCGTGAGATGACTTGTTTACGATGTAGACAGTAGGCATCTCATTCACCTTCTGAGTGACTTAGGTCATGTTCTGGCGTAGTGTTAGACATAGACCTTACCTGTTCCAGCAGAGATCGCGGTGCAGTTGAAGTTGCAGGCCTGCGGTCCTTAAGCTCGTCCGTCGAGATCTGGCCAATGTTAGGTGTTGGTTGCGGCAGATCGTTTAATTTTTGAACGAACTTATTACGACCTTCAACTTCATTGAACCTAGGAATATCAACAGGAGTTAGATCAATCTCAGCGGGTTCATCTGAGCATTCGTGGTATTCGACTATGTCGATTATCTTTCCATAAGCAGGTAAAGCTTTCCTTTTTACATTCAAGCGTTTTCCACAGTTAGCGCAGTAGACAACTTTCATTTGTTAGTCCTCCCATTTCTTTATCACAACCTTACACATTTCCCAAGGTTTTGCTGAGGGGTTTAGTTCAGTTATTTCACATTCGAGAGGAATTTCCGCCTCGATTAAAGCAGAGATTTCTGAGCTAAACTTTGCAGGCACATAGCCGAGAAAGGCAGACTTCTCGAACGTTTCGTAGACAATTTTCAAGGCATTAGGGTCGTAAGGATTAGTTAGTTCTGGAACGAGTTTTAGAACATTGCCGACCGACAGGTCGTGGATCACTTTTGGTAACTCATGATAACGAGCTCCTGCGATGTAGAATTCTCTGACCACATTTTCTTTTTCACTCATCTTTTACCTCCACAAAGACAGGAAACCGAGGGATTCTCCTGTCAGTTAAATGTTGATAGCCAATGACACAGGTTTTGCCAACTAATGCTTCACGTTCTTGCCATAACAAGTGACGCTGTTCCTCAGTGAAACCAGTTCCTACATTGAAAATCTGGCCATCTCCACTTGCACATACCAGAGAACCAAGTGTTCCTTTTGGAACTCCATTGATGGAGATTTCTTCGTTATAACCGACTATTTTGTACTCGTCGGTTTTTTTAGGTTTGAATTTCATTATCCATGTGGAGCGTTTGCGTTCGTAAGGACATTGAAAATGCCTGACGATTATTCCCTCATAAGACATCTTTATGAGAATGTCATAGGTGTGCATTATCTCATCCAATGACCAGCAGACCCAGAAAGGTGAGACGACAAGGTAAGGTGATTTATCCTTCAAATCATTCAGTTTTAACAGTCTAACTGCCTGAGCTTCCAATGTTACCAAGTCAAACATATGAAACTGAATTGACTTGTAACTTGGATGTCTATTTACTGTGCGTGAAGTTATCGAGACAATTTCTTCAAAACTCATTCCATGGCAGTAAAGTTCGCCATCGAGTTCTATGTCAATTCCTAGACCGTCAAGCGCCTCGTTAATATGTGGAACAGAGTGAATGATGTTTTCTTCACTCGAAAGCAGAAGGTAACTGCCTCCAACGCTGACTGCACGACATCTTACACCATCGTACTTTGGTTGAACTATGTACGGAGGCTGCCATTTGGCAAGACGTTTTTCCTCGAAAGGGTAACACTTCATTATTCCTCTCCACCGCTGCCACTTATTCATCCTTGTCACCTCCACAGTCGATTATATACTCGAATTCAGGTTCTTCAACCTGAATTGTGCGAGTGACAACTTTTGTCTTGCCTGTTGGAACAGCTATGATTTGGCAGCTATTGGTTGGCTTGCAGTGGATTGTTAAGTAGACTGGTACGCCGTTTGTCCAGAATGAGGTGTCATAAGAGACCTGTTGTTTATCTATCCGCTTTTCCCACTTGCATTTTAGTACTTCTGACAATGAAGGTAAGATTGAAGACTCTAGTTCCTCAACATCATCTAGATATACATACAGCATAGCCATCTGCTCATAAACAGAGCCGATGACTTCTTGGCTGGTCAGGTTTTGGATGGTAGTAATGACATCTTCTATTGCTTTTTCTGTTCTGATTACGTTTTTGAACCATTTGACTCTTTTCTTTATTCTTTCTTTTAAAGGCTCCATCGCTTTTGCTCCTTTCTTAGATTGTTTAATTTTTAAACGGTCTATTTATCAATCCATCTCACTTCACATTTTCATTAATCTTAAAATGCCCTCTGAAAAGGGCTGCGGATTTCAGAGGGCAAGACCTACGAGTAAACCGCCATAGTTATTTCTGTGCAGCCCTCTTCTGAAGCTCAGCCAGAAGCTTCTTTTGCTCCTCAGGTGTGGCACTCTGGAATTTTGCAAGGAAAGCCTGGATAGGATCGACCTTTGCACCCTTAACGGCAACGCCCATTTTAGCGTCTTTCAGACGTTCTTGGATGGACTTTTGATCTTCTCCTCTGCGGAGTGCACTGCGAATATTCGCCTGAAGGGTTACTCGCCAGTTGGCCAGGGCATTGCTGAGTACAGCTTCGCCACCGTACATCTTAATGGCTTCCTCTGCAGTTTCAGGGACTTGAATCTCGATGGTTGCGGTTAGATCATTAGGGATGCCTTTTTCAGGGTTTTTAGGGACCTTTGCGCTTACTAATTCCTTTTTCATAGCTAACCTCCATTAAAGAGTGATTTGTGCAGCCTTTGGCTGCAGGTGCAACGCACCATTTTGAAAACATTGTTGTTATAACATTAGTTTGTTTGATTGTCAATGGGAAATTTTGTATTTTTCACAATCCCTTGTTCAATCTCCAAAAGATAAAGAGTAATGCCAGAGTCAAGATCAAGACTATCCAATAGACCATTTTGCGCTATCCTCCACCACTTCTTTCGTTGTAAACTTTCTCCTACACTCCCTACATTGTCTATGTCGATAGTAAAACTTGCCAAGGGAAGACCATAGGACCTTTGAATTCTGTGCTCCGCAGTCAGGACATTTTGGGCCTCCTTTTACTTGCCTTTTTATGCCTCTCCGAGGCAGAGAAGAGGCCTCCATAAACTGTTGGACCGCAGATTTACTGACAATGAGTTTGTCAGCAATCTCGTCCAGGGACATTCCTTGGACATAGTAAAAGTCTGCGATCATTTCTCTTGGATCATTGTAGTTCATTTCTTTAGCTTTCTCTATCCAGTCGATCATAGATAGTCTCCTAAAAGATTGTTATGTAAAGCAACATTCCGCAGACTACAACTGCGCTTCCGATAATGTAGCCTGTGAGAAATCCTTTAAGGAAATTAGTCATTTCACTACCTCCTTTCATTAATCTTCAAAGGTAATCTTTATTCGTTGAAGTGGTTCTTTTCCATCTGGCCTGGAAATCCGCTGAGGAATGTAGATTACGAAATCACCTGAGGGTGACTCATAACGGTCACCACCACTTTTGCGGGCAGGTCTTTTGAGTTCTACTGTTTCGACTATTTTCATTGTTCATCCTCCTTTCCTTCTACAGAAATATAAATCTTATTATCATTAGTCCAGGTAGGTCTAAGTGCAATTCTGACTACACAATCATATGCACGTATTTCTACCATCACGGTGTACTCGTCGTCGGTTCTTACAACTACATTCGGAGTACCGCTTATTTCGTCCACAACCTTTACTCTTTCGTTCATTGTTCTTTTCTTCTCTCTTTCAGGATTGTTCCTCAAAATCTTCTGGTCTCAACTCTACACCAAGCGCTTCGGCAATTTTAAAGATTTGGTCCTTTGTTAGTTTTATTTCTAAATCCTTTGCCTTTTTTCTCTCACCTGGGCTAGGAAGTTTGGTTAATCTCTCATCCTCAGCCAATTTTCTATCTGCCTTTTCGAACCTCCTTTTCCAATGAAAGTGACGTTGTTCGTAAGAGCGCAAAATTCTGCGGATTGTGAGAATGGTTTCCCAGAGTTCTTTACAACGCAGTTTCGCTTCGCACCTTTCACGTTCTAGGACTGCTTTTTCTTCTTCCGTCAGCATCTTGGGACCTCCTAAAGTTTAAATCGAAGATTGTATTTTCCTTATTACTTTCATCGCTTGAACAACTAGGTTGTATAACTTAAGGTATTTATACTTATGGGACTTTATAACACGTTCCATTTCATAGATTCTGTAGTAATATGTGCCCAGTATGTCTCGATTGATAGTATTATGTTTTAAGTCTAACATAATGTCGGCTAAGTGACCTGCGACTCTCCACGCTATTGCTGTGTGGAGGTCAAGTATTTGACTGCATCTGGGATGAGCCTCTGGGCAGATATAGATAAAATTGCACTTTGGTACGTGGCAATAGCGTCGTAGTTTATACTCTATATCTTTCATCACCTCTATTATCGTCTCGGTGTTCATTTCTCTCCTCCAGTTTGTTTAAAATTTAAACAAACTATTTACCTCCACACTTCTTTTCCATCTTCCAACCTCCAACCTGTTGATACTACATCTTCGAAGTTGATGCCAAAGGCATTGCACACATCTAGGTGTGTGCCTCTCGATAGACCCCAGATGGTACCATCTGAGGTTTTGACAATAACTTCTGTAACCTTTCCTTTGACAATTGTCTTAGGTTTACTTTTTCTTCTTTTCCTCCAAGGATTTCCGACTAAGGGCCTTCTCCAACCACTTGGTCGGACAACTGAGATGTGTTGTCCTAGAATTGACACACTCATTTTGCTTCTCCTTCCTTAATCAACCACTGCTATCAACAAAATATTTATATTTGCACTTCGAGCACCAAAACACTGAAAGGCCACGTGGCGAGAGCTGCTCCCATCATAAGCGATGACTTTTTTCTCCACATTTCTTAACTATTTTCGGAGTCTTTTTCCAGCTATTAGCAAAACCAAGGTCTTTCAGTTTAACGCTTAAGTGACTTTTCATCAGCAATGATCACCTCCTTTCCTGATGTATAGATTGTTGCCTTCCCTTTGATGTTAATTGTTGGTAAGGATCTCCTTTCCACCTTTCGTTCCAACAGTGCAAGTCGTTCTTCGATTGCTTGCAACTGCATACATTTTGAATAACAGAAGGCAATTGCTAAGATCATTGAAATAGCGAACGCCGCAGTTATTGCTATCTCTTTCATCTCAATCTCTCCACCATCATCCTTTCCGCTTCCTCAGCCCACAATGCCCAGGGTTCGTTGATTGAAGGTTGGCGTTTCAACTCACCCATCATAGTGACGTGCCAACACTTTCCGTGGAACCTTGCACCTGGACAACTGCATTTCCAGAAAGATCTATCAAACCTGATGTGATAAGTGAAACGGTCATCTTTGATCACCTGCACTGTTCGAGTCGTCTCAAAGAATCGGAATTCGTAAAAGGTATTTTTATGAGTTGTTGTTAACACTTTCATTGTTACCTCTTCTTTGCTTCCATCTGAATCCAAGGAATTTATCTAACTGTTTCGGAGTTTGCATGGTATGGAACTCGTTCCATATACAGCCACAAGGACAGATACATACTACACAATATCCATCCTCAGTGACTATCCTCACCGCATGCTCATTATCACATTCTGGACAAATTGCGTTGTTGTCGATATGAAGTGAGTAGCCTTTTGAGTCTTTATGGATAGTCATTGTTTTACCTCCTTTTTAGATAACACACATCCAAGAATGTGTCTTTTTTTAACTACAATTCATCAATAAAAAGTGCCACAGGACTTTCTGGATCATTCTCGTTCCACAACTCAGGTCTTGGAACTCCATCGGTGTTTCCATCCAGATCAACGATGATTAGTCGGTCAGGAGAAAACTTCCTAAGTTCCTCAATGAGTTCTCCAACAGTCGATACTTTGTTGTCCATGTTATACCTCCCTTCATCAAATAGTTATGATTCACCTTATCATCGCCGCCCATGTTAACACATTAAAATGTGTTTGTCAACACCTTTAAAACAATTATTTTCATTTACAGTTCACATCAAAGTCGTGGATCAATTACTGAGTAACCAAAGAAGATGAAAAACCTTCCGCTTCAACTCGTTGAGTGCCTTGATTGCCTCATCCCTTGATGATGATCTGATGACAATATCCTTGTTCAACAACATAGCTAACAAGACATGGTAGGAAGTTTCCATTGCTCTCTCCATTGTCGCAACAGACCGTTCAAATTTTAAACAATCTACTCACCGCCCTCAGATGGTCTCTTAGCTAGTTTCTTCAAATTCTCTGGCGAAAGCGCTTCGTTTTCAAACGCTAACCTTTCTCTATCACGTTCCTCTATCTCTTTCATTTTCTGGTGAAACTCTTCGTCAGTCATCTTTTCTTTAACGGTTGGGACTTTCTTACTTTTGGCCAATATACCTTGTGTTCTGGCACTTTCTATAGCCTTTCTCTTTATCTCCTCAATTTCCTTTCTCTTTTCACTATCTATTTTCTTCCTTATATTCTTCCACTCCTCTTCATCTATAGCCCTACCGGCACTTACTTCTCCATCGAAGATCTCTTGCTTGTTTTTATGCATTGTACTAAACTGCTGCGGCACATACTGACTAGGCTCCACCTTCTGCATTCTCAAATTTTCAAATGAAAGGGCCATAGCCCTTCTCTTATAGCCTTTCTTTGTTAAACTAGCCTGCCTCAATCCTCTGCTAACCAGCACTCTCACAGCATCACTCATTCTCAAATCTCTGTCTTCCACCTTTCCATTTGCCACAAGCACCTCCAACATCAACTCTAAACTCCAACTAACTAACTGACTCAGACTCTTAACAAATACTCCTTCTTCTTCCCAATACAACGCTAACCTCGCCAACGTTGTTACATCTATTCTCGCTTGTACAGACAGCGATCTCTCAAATTTGACATCTTTATCTATCTTCATTTTGCAGGACCTCCTTTAACATTTGTTTGTTTGTTTGCCTGTTTGTTTGTTTGTTTGTTTATTGTAACCATATCCACCTCCCACCCGTAAATGTTTGTTCGTTTATAGGTTTGCAAGTTTGTCTCTAGTTCTGTTTCTAGTTATATATTTTTTATACTAGGACAAACATCTCTACAACCAAACACTTCTCTGGGCAAACATGGCATGGTGGGTACCGGATATAGTTACAATTAACAACCAAACATTAAACATTAAACAACCAAACAATTTCACAATACCCAAACTTCACCCATTTGTCAATGGGAAATTATGTGAAATTAATGACTAGGTTAATAGTTAATAGTTAGTGGTTAGTGATTAGTGGTTAGCAAGTGGTTAGTGATCAGTTGTTCGTTGTTAGTTCTCGCTTCGCTCGCTGCAACCCCAGCCCCTTCAAATTCGTTGATCTATAGCACCAAAGATTGTTCAAAAAATAAATGATCTTTCGATCGGCCAAAAGACCAAAAGACCAACTTTTCAACGCAGTTGAAAAGGAATAAAAAAAGCCTAGGAACAACGTCCTAGGCCTTTCAATTGAATATGGTAGGTGATCGGTTAATAGTTGGTGGTTAGTGGTTAGATGTCAAGATTTTCTAATACCTGAGGGTTATCAACTGCCAATTCGGCAATTTTGCGTGGCAATCCAGCGGCGATCAACCTTTGAATTTTCTCCTCACGTGATTCAATCTTTCGGCCGCAGTTGAGGACGTGAATCGTCGAATTGTTCAATTCCAGCGCTTCGTCCTTTGTTAGGGCTCGTAATGACCTTTGAAATGCAATCACTCGGTTTGACAAAGCCCATTCAATGATCTGCTCACGTGATACATTGGAGAAATCAAATGTGATTGTCAATCGGACTTTGTCACCATTGTCTAGCGTAGTCTGAAACGTATGTGTCTTTTTCATAGCTTTTACTCCTTTCGTTTCCGACCACCTACCAATATTCAATTGTCAAAGAACACCATATCATTTACCGTTACCATACCATACCTGAAAAATTTGTCAACTCGAGAACTCAATGGGGGAGTTGGGCCTTGCAAGCCCGTGGGTTGACTTCTCTACATTTTGTCCTAGAAATTTATAAATTCACATTGTTGTACATTTCATGACCAGAGCCATGAACAACTAAAGGACAACTCACAGCGAACAACGAACAAAGTTCGTTTAAAATTTGAACAAACTTTTGCGTTGAAGGCCGCAAAATTCACTAAAAATTACGTTGACAAACGACGTTGGTCGTTATATAATGTGTGCAAGGTATAAGGTGCAGGAAAGGAACTTTGTTTTGGAGAAAGAGATGCAACAAGGTGAACCGAAAAGGATAATGGGTCTCTATGGGTTCGAATATAAGGAACCAGACAAACGAATGAAACCTATTGAGGAGCGCAAGAGGTACGAAATAAAGCGTCTTTGGCAACGGAACCATGAAATAGTTAATCTCGCCGCAAGGGGTTTCAAAAACACTGAGATAGCCGAAATCTTGAACATCTCTCCTGCGACTGTCAGCATTACGTTGAACTCTGAACTTGGAATGAGAAAGCTCTCGGAACTACGTGAAGCTCGCGATGATGAAGCGAAAAAAGTGACTGAGAAAATCAGGGTTTTAACCAACAAAGCATTGCAAGTTTACCATGAGATCTTTGACGACGAATCTGGTGAGTGCACTCTTAAGGACAAAAAAGCTGCCGCTGACACTGTATTGCTCGAACTAAGCGGCCTCCGAGTTCCGACAAAGATCCAAAGTCAATCTGTTCACACTGTCCTCACTAGGGATGAAATAGAAGAACTCAAAAGACGTGGCATTGAAGCTGCGCGCGAAAGTGGATTGTTAGCAACCAGCGAAAAATCGCTGGAGCAAGCGGAGCGCAGCTCAGGCCCCTCAAGCAATACTCAAAACGATGATACCACTAATAATAACAACAACGAAGAGGAAATGGCATGACAGTTTGGTACAAACAAGGGGTCGTTGGCGACCTGCGGCAATCAGCTAGGAAAGGCCTAGGAAAGGTTGCTAGGTTGTTAGAAAAACGTGGTGAAGATTTGTTCGTCACGTCTCTACGTGACGGTAACCACTCACCAGGTTCTCTTCACTACGACGGCCTAGCGTTCGATATCCGCTATCCGCACACTGCGACTGTGCAGCAGTTAAAAGATGAACTTGGACCTGAGTGGGACATAGTCCCTGAAGCAAACCATATACATTGTGAGTATGACCCAAAGGAGTGATGAGATGTCTTTTGATCCAATAACTGCAGGAATAGATCTTGTAAAAGAAGGAATCAAGCGTATCTTTCCCGAAAAGATGTCAGAAGAACAAGAGCGCAAGCTTGACTCTGTGCTTGAACAATCCTTTCGCAAATTCATAGTTGAATACGAAGGCTCAGCACGTGACTATCAACACGTGCCAATAGTTGGTCCTATCGTTTTATTATTCAGAGGCCTCATTCGGCCTCTTTGGACCATCGGTACTTTATACTGGAACTGGGTTTATTTCACTTCGGTAGACCAGTGGCCCGAGATGAAGTGGAGGCTATTGTTAATAAACACTATTTTGGTCCTCGTTTTCTGGTTCGGTGAACGAGCGGTTAAAAATGTAACTCCTTTCCTTGTTGAGTTGTTTAAGAAAAGATGAAACCTGAGTTGTCCATAATAATCTCCAACCGCAACGACATTGCGATGCTTGCAGTGACCATCAGGTCGTGTATTGAATCTTTCAAAGCTTTCCCTAAAGGTTTCTGCGAAATAGTTATTTGCGACAACTCTGACGAACCAGCTTACGAACTTGTAAAGGCTGCAATTCCAAAAGGTTACATAAAGGAAGGAACCATCAAACTCCTCCGTCAAACCTTTCCTTGTTTGTTTTCAGCCCGTGAAACTGCAGCACGTCATGCACAAGGTAAATATATCATCTGTCTTGACTCTCATATGTTAGTCGGTAGAAGTACGTTTACTGATCTCTATCAATTTATGGAACGACGTTCTTATGACAAGACCCTTGGCTTTGCACATGCACCGATCAACTGGGCACACCAACATGAGTCACGCTCTAAACATGATCGTGATATGAGTGTGCACGAACTCGGAGATTGGAACTCTGTTTACAAAAACCCTCATCCAATGACCTGGAAGGGAATGCCCTGGATCTGCCGCCGTGAGTGGTTTCTCTCACGAGAAAATGGAATAGGTGGTTACGGAGCCCTCGCAAAACACCGTGTTTCTTGGGGCGGCGGAGACATGCACATCGGCATTAAACCTTGGCTCCTTGGCTACGTAAACTGGGCAGTTCCAACCGATCCTTGCATCCACATAGGGCCATTTCCCAAACTTGACCAATCAAAAGATAAACACTCAGTCAGTGTCTCTCACTATGCCAACCAAGATCGCTATCGACTCTATGCAAAATCAGGTAACTTCCCTCACACTTTCGGATTTCTCGTTTCGTGTTATGTTCTTGGTGGAACCGAAATGATGAAACGCAATGAAAAGATATTAACTGAAAGGTTCGGTCGCTACATTGATATCAAAAAGTGGTGGGATAAAGCTATTGAAATTGGCTCTGAGGAACGTGAGTGGTTACTAGAAAACCAAAAAATTTCCTTTAGCGAATTGCTAAGGTTGGAACCTTGGAAATCAATCGAAGATTGTTCAAAATTCAAACAATCTATCTGGGGGTAAAAGAATGAAAATAAAGACTTTCGTCTTCACGATGCTGTTGATTATAACAACAACCTTTGCTAGTGCAGACTATTTCCGTGACGTAGTTCTAACTGGCACAGATGGACCTTGGACTGATGTTCGTTCTTATAGTTCTCTAACCAACGCAATAAATGCAATCGGCGCTAACAAGCAAACTCTCTTGATTCCGGCCGAAGTGACATGTTCCAATTTAACAATACCTTCCAACGTCACTTTAAAATTCACTAAAGATGGTGCTATCAACAACTCAGGCCAACTAACTATTCAAACAAAAGACATCATCGCCGACAGTCACCAAATATTCACAGGTTCTGGTGATATAGACTTCGCCGATACCACAGAGGTAAAAGCCTCTTGGTTCAGCTCTTTAGCGACTGCCATTTCACTAACAAACGACGACGGAGTGCGTCTCATAATAGATGGCCAATACACTCTCAGTTCATCCCAAACTCTTGGAGCTGAAGTAATCCTCGTCTTTCCATCCCCGGATTCTGCAATTTCAACTAATGCTGGCGCTACTCTGTCAAACATCTCAAACATCGTTTCAGGAAAACACGTCATTTTAACTGGCGACGGCGACTTTGATTTTGTTGAAGGTTCAACTGTCCACTCATCGTGGTTCACTTCTCTTCACAGAGGTTTAGCATTCATAGACGATGACAACGTGAATCTGACAATGATAGTCGATGGCAATACTGACATAGACTCCGACACGACAGTCGACGATTACATCACCTTGAAAGTCGAAAAAGGCAACCCAATCAACATCTCCGCCGGTGTCACCCTCACCATCAACGGCACTCTTGAAGCTGGAAGGTATCAGGTATTTGATGGAGATGGAAACGTAGTTTTTGAGGATGGAGCTATAGATGTTGTTTATCCTGAGTGGTGGGGAGATGATGGTAACGCTATTCAGAACGCTATAGATTCTCTCTCATCTGGGACTGTTTCATTAGGACGTGGCACTAGCTATACAAACTGCGACAACATTCAACTAAAGACATCGGTTAACATTAATGGTAACGGAGCAATACTTAATGGCTCTGGCTCAAGCTATATAGTTTCAGCGATTGACGTAAATCAGATCTATGTACAAGACCTCTATATCATCCCTGGTGATAATAATACTTACTGCTTTTATGGCCGCAAAGTTAGATACTCACATTTCGAAAACATTTTTGTCGGGCAGAGAGTTCCTGATATTAGAGGTTCGGACAGTACTATCGGGTTCGCTATCACAGGTGGTGCAAGTGGTTCTGGAAGCTACGAAAACACTTTCAAAGGAATTACTGCCAGGAATTGTGGTGGAGATGGCATTGTCTTACAGATGGATGACGCCGAGGCCACACCAAGAATAAACGCCAATCACTTCTTCGGTATACATTCAATCGGAAACAGTGGGCATGGTCTAGTTGTCATAGGTGCCTATGGCAATCTTTTTGCTGGTGTACATGTTGAAGACAACGACGGATACGGTATAGTAGTTGGGAAAACCAGTGGAGGTGCCATAAGTTATGGCAACGACTTCTTATCTGTCTGGAATGAAAATAACGCCTCTGGTACTGTAAGCCTTGACACAGATTGTAATTCAAATAGGTTTACCCTCGCAAACTCCTGGCCGATACCTGATGAGTTTAAAGCTACTGATGGGACGATCTGGGTTCGTATGGGAGCGCAACCGTTTGCATCAAGGAACGGTTTTGACGCATATGCAATAGGTTTAAGAGTATATTCCTCAGAGACTGACTCACAGCCAACGTCTCAATATGGAAAAACGAATTATAGAATAGGTCCAGGTGGCAGTTCCCCGCTTGATACTATAATGGAAAGAGGCGGTCCAGGGACGTTTCTGGCCACAGGAGGTGTTGCAAATAAGAAGCAGGACATAGCATACAGTACTTCCATAACTCCAGATATTGCTAATGGACATAACATAAAAGTTGGAACACTGACTGGCAATATCACTATAAACGAACCACTCAACGCAGTAGAGGGCGCTGTGATCACTTTTGAGTTCAAACAAGATGGGACTGGTGGTAGAACCGTTAGTTGGGACCCTGTGTTCAAACATGCTTGGAGTGATACTGGAAACGCTGCGGATAAAAGATGTACTATCTCGTTTATATACAATGGTACTTATTGGATACAGCTCGGGGCGCAAAGTCCTTACTTTTGATAACATTAACACTTTCTTTCAACAACAGATAAGTATAATGGCTAAAATATTTTCTAACTCAGAAAAACTAACTAACATTTTATCTCTTTGCTCTATAAGCACTCGCATGACTGCGAAGACACTCTTTCCAGAACGTTTCTATGCACCTTTTGCAGAGAATGTTCATGGAAAGATCTTCGATCTTATCGACGGTCCTGCAAACAAAGTGGCAATCGCAGCCCCTCGTGGCTGGGGTAAAACGAGTATTGTCGCTCTTGCATTTATGGCTAGATACATTCTGTTCAGACTAACAAGTTTCATCGTTTACATAAACAAAAGTCACGATGCTGCATCCTTACAGACTGAGAACCTACGACGTGAACTTGTAACCAACAAAGTGATAAGAGCCTTCTTCGGTGAAGTAAAACCAAAACACGTCTCAGGTGAGTTCGAAGAAGTATTTAGCAAAAAAGCCTGGGTTGCTTACGACACACTTGTCTGGCCTCGAGGTGCTGGACAGCAAGTTCGAGGTGTTCTTTACAAGAACGACCGCCCTGGACTGATTGTGATAGATGATCTCGAAGACCCTGAAAAAATCGAAAATGATGACATAAGGAAAGGCTGGCACACTTGGCTTTACGCTGATGTTATAAAGGCGGTTCCTCGGCTGCACAAGAATTGGAAGATCGTATACATTGACACTTTAAAACATGAAGATTCTGTACTCCAAAAGTTACTCGACTCGGAGGAATGGGAAAGCGTTCGTCTCGAGGCCTGCGACGACAATTTTAATCCAACTGCTCCTGAGTTTATGTCTAAAGAGGACATAGAAGAAGAATGGCAATATCACGTTGAGGCAGGTCAGACTGACGTATTTTTCAGGGAATTGCGAAACCTGCCAATCTCGACTAAAGATTCATCTTTTCAGCAAGACTATTTTAAATATTATAACTTGCCACCAGGGCGAAGTCCAAGGGAAAATGACCTATCATTGACTGATGTTGAGGTACAGCAGAGCAACAACATTGAAACAGTTGTCCTAATGGATCCTGCAAAAACTGTCAAAATTCATTCTGCCGAAACAGCTATCATTGGTATAGGCATTGATCTTGACAGTGCACGACTCTACATCCGCGATGCTATCAGTGAAAAGATGTATCCTGATGAGATTTACGACGCTCTCTTTGGAATGGCTCAAATGTTAGGTGCAAAAGTCCTTGGCATTGAAGAAACGTCGCTCAACGAGTTCATTAAACAACCCATAAAGAACGAAATGTTCAGGCGTGGTTCTTTCTTTGAAATCGTCTGGCTGAAAGCCAGAGGTGGAATGAAGAAAGAAATGCGAATCAAGGAACTTGTTCCATATTATCGAGGTGGCTATGTTTACCACAATGCTTCATGTGCAACTATCAAGAAACTTGAGCAACAACTTTTGATGTTTCCAAGATCACGTCTCTGGGACTTGATGGACTGCCTCGCTTACGTAATCGAAATGCTCGAATATGGAGAACGTTATTTTAGTCCTGGAACTAACAATGACGATCCAGAACTCGAATATCGTGAAATAACCTATGAACAACCTCTGGAAGGTTGGAGGATTATGCAATGAACGACTTTAATTCCCGCCTTTGTGACGAGCGTCACGAGCGTATAGATAAACGACTCGAACTGTTGGAGGCTACAGTGGAACGTCTCAGGTTTTGGCTTGTTAGTTCACTAACAGCACTTTGTTTGAACTTAGTTGGTGTTCTGTTGTTATTGATGAGAACGTTTAAAAATTGAACAATCTATTGAATATTTGAGAGTGGAGGTAAGTGATGACACTCAAAACCAAGCATATCTCAAAACGAGACAACGGTACCTATATCATAACAGCAGAGGAAACATCTCTCCAGATCGGAACAGACGAGAAAGGAGACCCGATCTATCAGACTTTTGCTGTGATACACAATCCCAAGGATGGGGACACAGTGTTGCAGGAAAAGTTCACCAAAGAGATGCAAAGGTATAAACAGAAGCAGGAAGCCTTGGCAACAGTGAAATCAAAAGTTGATACAGTGCTTGCGGAAATTGATTACAGCAAGCTTTAGGAGGTAAGAGATGGGTGAAGTAACTTGGACTAGTTATGGAACGTGGACTACAGCTATTAGCTCTGGCCTTGATAGCTTGGCAGATGATGGGTTAGCTATAAGTTCTGCCATAGATAACAGTTCCGATAAAAAGCTATTCGTTGACATTGAGGTTTATCTGGCTTCAGTTGATCTGTCCTCTTCTACGAATCCGGCTATCTACATCTGGCTTATTGCTCGAACAAATGGGACTAATTTCGAAGACGGTGGATCGAGTGTAGAGCCTGCCCGTGCTCCAGATGCCATTATCCCACTTAGAACAGGTACGGGAGCGATGACTCAAAGGGTATTTGCTAGAATGCTAATGGCAACACCTGATCAGTTCAAGATTCTCGTGCAGAACAAGGCTGGAGCTGCGTTGGCAGCAAGCGGAAATACAGTAAAGTATAACCTCTATGGAGAGACAGTGGCCTAATGTTCCGACTAATCCGAAACCCCGATCCTCGAAAGAAACCGCCCTATGGCAGTAGGATTGATCCTACACATCCGCTGGCACAGGGACTGGTGGGGTGTTGGTTGCTCAATGAGGGTGGGCCGGATGTTTTTGATATAACAGACGGTAATAAAAGCAATTCTGTTAATTCTGGGTGGATTACCACTCCGCATGGATTTGCGTTTAACCCAAATAGTACCGGTGATATAGTAATTGACAAAGGCTATCAACTGTTCCCAGATCAAATAGGTACCGTCGGTGTTTTTTACTATCGAACTTCTCAAGCCGATGCGGAAAGATATTACATTGGATGTGGGGCTTCCTCGGGCAATACCCCTTTTTGTATGTGCACGAATCAATATGGGACTAACAGAGTGTTTTTAACCCAGAATAATGGTAGTTACGTCAAGTATTGGGATACCAATACTAATTTTCCACACACAAGCATAATTGCAACATTTGATTCGAGATCAGGAGGAAGTTTAGACAATTGGCAAGCGTGGCTTAATGGAGAAAGGTTGGGGACACCAAATGCGACAGGGTCTATAACCGGAATGACTGAGTCGGGAAGGGTTTATATAGCAAACGCTTTTGGCAGAACTGCATATGGCGATGTGCCAATTATATTCGTATCTATCTGGGACAGGTGGCTTTCTAATTCAGAAATCCTCCAACTCTACGCCGAACCCTACTCCTTTATCCTCGCCCCTCAATACTGGTACATGGTGGATTTTGGGGTAGTAGGTGCTGCGACTACAGCTGCTCCGACAACAATAGCTCCAACAACCCAAGCTCCAACGACGAGTCAACCAACTACGACCCACCCACCACTCAGGCACCAACAACTGTGCAACCTACAACTGTACCACCAACGACGGTTAAGCCAACTACTTCACCACCTACAACCGTTTCTCCCACAACTATCCTGCCTACAACAATAGCAGGAACAACTGTAGCTCCAACAACCACTCTACCTCCACAACCAACTACAGTTGTTCCTACTACTGTTGTACCTTTGGGGATGTATGAATGCTTACTATTGGTTCGATCTGGTGTGTCGAAAGAGTTATCACTGCAATCTAAAATAACAAAAGAATTGTCAGGAAGATCTTTAATCAACAACGAGGTATTACTACATGGAGACCTTTGTAGGTGACACTGTAAAAATATTGATAGACACAGACATTGATCTGTCTGGCTTTGATGAGATAAAAATACTATACAGAAAACCAGACGGCTCCATAGGAGAATGGGAAGCTGCTGTCTGCCCTGATGACGATACTTACATACAATACCAGTGTAACATCAGCACACTTGATATGAGTGGTACTTGGAAATTACAAGCATTCGTTAGCAACGACAATGAACAGTATCATGGTAAGTGGACTGACTTAATAGTCCTTTCGCCTATAACTTAGATCATTTAAATTTTGAACAAACTATGGCTACTCGAAGAATTCGCATAGGCTCGATGGAAGACATCTTCCAATATGATGATGCAGATTACTCTTCTGCGGTGGAGACAGATCAGCCTATAAAAGCAGGAACTCCATCCGCTGGTGACGACGTAGTCAGACTAAGCGACTTAACTGGAGACAACCTAAAAGCAGTCTGGCCTGTTGGTTCTGTGTTTCTCAGCGTTGTTTCCACTAGCCCTGCGACTCTGCTAGGTTTCGGCACTTGGGTACGCATTGCTGAGGGCCAATTCTTGGTTGGTCAAAAATCTGGCGACCCAGACTTCGGAACAGCCGAAAACTCTGGAGGCTCGAAAACTCACACTCACGATGTTGATGTAGGTAACACAATATCGAGTGGACCTAGTTCCACAGTAACTGTCGATGCAGATGGTGGTGGTACTACCATTGACGTAGCAGACGACGCACATACTCATGATGTAGATCCTGCGTCAGTAACTTCCGATGACAATAGTGATCTACCACCTTATTTCGTAATCTACGTTTGGAAGAGGACAGCATAATGCCTTACATAATCCACGGTGAACCGAGTTCCTGGAAAGACAACATTTACACTCGTGAGACATATGACTACGACTATCCGTATGATCTAGATTTGCGTCCTGATAGCGATTTACACAAAAAACTACGCAATCGCATCTGGCAACGTGCTAATGCCTCACGAAATGAGATATCTAAAAGATTCGATCATTGGAGAGAGATAGATAGAACGTTAACAACTTATATTTCTCTAAAGGACAAGGAAAAGGAACTGAAGTCAAGTGATCCTAGGAAGCCTGTGGCAATAGTATTTCCCTACAGCTACTCAATGCTCGAAGCGTTGTTAACTTACTTGTCAATGGCTTTCTTCCAAGATCCTATGTTCCAATATGAAGGTGTAGAAGACGATGACACTCTCGGTGCAATGTTGATGGAACTTGTAATAAGATTACACTGCATCAAGAACAAAGTCCCTCTTGCCGTTCACACTGTGCTGCGTGACTCTTTAGCCTACGGAGTGGGTATTGCAATCCCTGGTTGGAGACAAATCTATGGCCGAAGACCTATTAAATCAACTATCGTTACTGAATCCGAGCTAGGGACTGAATCCACCACCACGGTTGAGATGATAGAAGATTTACTCTTCGAGGGTAACGAGTTGATTAACATCGACCCTTACATGTGGTTACCTGACCCATCTGTCTCCAGTGTAAATGTTCAAGATGGTGAGTTTGTCGGATGGATAGATCGTGATAATTACATGAATCTGTTGTCTGAAGAAAGTAGACCTAACTCTGGTCTATTTAACGTCAAATACCTAAAGCACAAAAAAGACAAACGCTCAACTCTAGCACTTGACCAGAGTGATCGTCAAACTCGACATGGTGGCTCTACCGAACTCCAGCGCTCTGCAACTGGTGTCACAACTCCAGTTGATATTATAAAGATGTACATAACTCTCATTCCTAAGGAATGGGGTCTATCAGATAGTGAATACCCAGAAAAATGGTACTTCGAACTTGCCTCTGATGACATAATAATAGCGTGTGAGAAGGCAGATCACAACCACGGGATGTATCCAGTAGCTGTTGCATCACCTGAGTTTGACGGCTATTCAATTACACCTATCGGTCGTCTGGAGGTACTCTACGGCCTACAACATACGCTAGACTTTCTCTTAGTCGTTGATCCTTACTTGGTCAATATAAATGACCTAAAAGACCCTCAACCAGGTAAACTAATCCGCTTACGAAGGCCTGCATGGGGAAGAGGCGTTGAGAAAGTTGTCCAACAACTTGCTATAAATGACATAACTCGTTTAAATATTGCTGATAGCAGCTATATAACCCAGTGGATGGATCGCATAAGTGGTGCCGACCAATCTATGATGGGCACACTCCGTTTATCTGGTCCTGAGCGTCTAACCAGATCTGAATTTCAAGGAACTCGTGGTTCTGCGGTCAGCCGTCTGCAACGAATTGCTATGATAATCGGTATGCAGTTTATGCAGGACGTAGGTACAATGTTTGCCTCTCACGTTCAACAGTATATGACGAAGGAAACCTACGTAAGAATCATTGGCCGCTATGCAGACCAACTCAAAGCAACTTTTGGAAAAGACAGAGTCCAAGTATCACCTTACGACCTAGCAATAAACTACGACCTAATCGTAAGGGACGGCTCAATTCCTGGTGGCAACTTCTCCGACGCTTGGATCTCATTGTTCAAAGTAATAGCTCAATCTCCTGAGTTATTACAAGCATTTGATATTACAAGAATATTCATCTACATAGCCCAGCAACTTGGAGCTAAAAACGTCGAGGATTTTACTCGAAAAGTAACACCTCAAGTAATGCCTGATGAAACTGTCTTACGTGAAGCTGAAAAAGGAAACCTTGTACCGACTGGAGCTTTAAATGAATGAGATAGTTGTAAGAGCTACAAAGGAACAAATAAATGAATTTAAAGAATCCCTTCTTTGGCAAGATATAGTCAACGAACTAATGAACTGGAAAGAAGGATTCAACAGAGAAATGCAATCAATAGTTGACGATGCAGCTACTGAAAATCCATCTACTGCGTCTGTCCTACTACACATGGGTGACTTAAACGGAAGGCAGAAGGCCGTTGACTATATGATAAACATCCTTGATATGTTTCTATCAATCTTAGAATCCAAGGAGCAGGAAAATGACTCTGGACGCAACGAAACCGACTGATCAGGTGCTAGTCTCTGAACTAGCCGAATATATTAGGGAAACAAGGGAAGCTTTAAATGCCCTTGAGTCGAATGTTAGTGACGTTGTTGTGACTAACACTACCATCTCTGGAGGTACCACGACTTTGGTCGTTGGCACAGATTTAAGCGAAGCAGCTATCGAAATCGTGTTAATCGACAGCTTAGGTGCCTCCGATCTTGCACACATAACTAATGGCACTGAAGGTCAAATCAAGATCTTCATAATGCAAGACAACGACGTTGGCTTTGTTGACGGCGACAAAGATGATGGTGACTTTTATTTGAACCAACTGCCTGCGGGTTCAACTTTTGACGCTCACCAGAATGATGTTCTTGCTCTAGTAAACATCGATGGAGATGGTGGAGCTACAACTCACGGCTATTGGAAAGAATTATGGCGTCTTGAGGCGGTCAAATAGATCGTTTAAAAATTGAACAAACTATTAACGGGGGTTAGCTATGAACGACTTTGCAGATGAAATAGAACTCATGAACAAACACTTGACAGGCGAAGGTGAACAGACGACTGAAGCGCCTTCAACCGAAGGACCTTCAACCGAAGTGCCTGCGACGGAACTTCCTTCGACCGAAGTTCCTTCAACTGAGGCACCTTCAACAGAGGTACCTTCGACAGAAGCGCCTTCAACTGACGTTCCTGGGGACGACGTAGTCACTCGACTAAAGGCTGAAATCGAAGAACTAAAGGCCCTTGTAAAAGGTAAGAAATCAACAACCGAAGCACCTTCAACTGAACCACCTCTAGAACTTGAAGAAAGGAACTTTCTTGAAGGCATAGACGTGGACGAAGTAATGGACAATCCTGCTGCGCTAAACAAGTTATTAAACAAAATCTACCAACAAGCAGTAACAGACACCAGAAAAATTCTCGGCGAAGGTGTTCTTCGCTCAATACCTGAAATCGTAAGAACCAACATAGCGACTGTGACGAATCTTCAAAAAGCTAGTGAACAGTTCTACGAACAAAATCCTGACCTAAAACCCTTTAAGAAAGTTGTAGCGTCAGTTTTTGAGGAACTCGCTTCCCAAAACCCAGATAAGCGCTACGACGAGATATTAACTGAAGTAGGTGACGAAGTAAGAAAACGTCTTGACCTACACAAACAAGCAACTGCAAACCAACCTAAAAACAAAAAACCAACAGCCCCTCGTCTGCCAAGAAAACGCTCCAGCGCTGGCAGACCTAAGGGCCAACAACCACCAACTGATCCTCTTCTAGCTGAGCTGGAAGAAATGAACAAAGCATTAGGGAGGTAACTAACTATGGCACTTGAAGACAAATTTGCACAGCATGACAAAATAGTGGTTGACAAGTACGTTAACCCTACAGAGGACTACGAGATGAAAACCTATGATTACGTAGTCCGCCCGAGCGCTAACCCAACAACAGGAGCTATCAAGATCACTTTGCCACGTGTAGCTGAGGCCAAAGGCAGGTTTTACTCAATCCTGGCCCGTGACGCTGATGGGACTAACACCATTACCGTTCAAGACCAGGATGATAGCGAACTTTGGTCTGACATCACACTCAATGGCCCTGGTGATCAGGTACTCCTGTACTCTGACGGCATTCATTGGTGGACAGTTGTATCTGTCCTAACCTATTCTGGAACAACTGCTGCACCAACATCTGAAGCTGCATAACTTTTGATTAACGGAGGTGACTAAAATGTTTCTTGGAATGAGAGGAACTGGCGACTGGGTCGATGGACAAAGACCCAAAAACTGGAGGGAGCAGATTCTTTATCTCTATCCTAATGGTATGGCTCCATTGACCGCAATCTTGTCGATGCTTAATAGTGAGAAAACAGACGACCCACAGTTCTATTGGTGGACTCAGGAACAGACCACAGTTGGTGGTGCTGTAAGTGGTATCTACACACTCCCCGACCTTTCCAGTGCTTACACCAGTGGTGGTGTGGCTGGAGATGTGGTCTATGTGCAGATTACCACGACACTTGCTAACCGCATCCGTGAAGGTCATCAGATTTTGCTACGTGACTCTGATGATTATCGCGTTGATGTAGTTGGCAAAATCATTGGCGTAACCAGAGGAACCACCAACTCTGTTTTGGCAGTGAGATTGCTCGAAGACGACGACAACTCTCCTGACCACGACCTGAGTGATTGCGACACCTTCAAAATCATCGGTAATATCAACCCCGAAGGTGGTGAAATGCCTGATGCGATCGCTCTTAATCCGACAAAGGTTTACAATTACACTCAAATTTTCCGCACACCTTTGTCAATAACTCGAACCGCTCGCAGGACCAAACTTCGCACTGGTGATCAATATCAGAAAGCCAAGGCTGAAGCTTTGGAAATGCACTCGTGGGAAATGGAACTGGCGTTCTTGTGGGGTATTCGTACTGAGAACGTCGGCGACAACGGAAAACCTGAGCGCACCACTATGGGTGTGATCAACTTCATCCGCCAGTATGCTCCAGCTAACTGCGATGACTACACTCTGAACACCGACTACAGTGGAAAGGCCTGGACCACTGGTGGTGAAGATTGGTTCAAAGCTATGCTCGAACAAATCTTCCGCTATGGTGCTGAGGAAAAACTCGCACTCGTTGGAAGCGGTGCTTTGCTCGGTATAGATGCTCTAGCAATGGCTGGTGGGCAGGTCAATCTACAACCTGCTCAAAAGGTCTATGGGATGCAAATTCGTGAGTGGATTACTCCTTTTGGAACCATCTACATGAAAACTCATCCGTTGTTCAGCTACGATGCAACCACCAGGAACATGATGATCATTCTTGAGCCTAAGGAACTGACCTATCGCTACATCGACGATACTACGTTCTATGGTGAATCTTCATCAAAGAAACATCCTGAGGGTTATGGACAGCGACGAGTTGATGGAACCAATGAGGAGTTCTTAACCGAAGCTGGTCTCGAATTCGGCCTGCCACAAAAGTGCGCAGTGCTAAACGGAGTTGGCCTGGATAATGAACTTAGCTAACCTCCAACTCGGGCCAGCAAAGTGGGTTTGGGCACTTTGTGTCCAGCCCACTAACAAAGGAGGACTAAAATGGTTCTAGCTTCACGACATATGCTTGATATGCTTGCTGATAGTAATTTCTACAGCCTACGTATGACTCAGTTTTTCAACGCAGCTGTTAATGACGGAAGAGCGCACGTGCTAACTATTACATCTGCAGTTGATGGACTTGATACAACAGCGCCGCTGACACTGCTTCTTCAGACACCTGACAGTGATAAGTTCATCTATATGGATGTAGTGGCCACTGCCTCTGGTGACGCGCTCTTGGAGATGTTCGAGGATGATGGTGACACTAACCATTTCAACGTCAGTGGAGGAACAACTGTCACTCCACGCAACAGGAATAGAAACTTCGATGATGACTCTGACATGATCATTAAGAAAGATGTAACAATCAATGCTGCAACTGACGACGTTAAGCTGTTTTCGATGAGGCTGGGTAGTAAGAAATGTGGAGGTTCAACTACGTTGACCGATGGAGTTTTGAGGAGAAATACTGAGTATTTAATTAGATTGTCAACAGTCGCTGACAACAATGAAGGAACACTTGGCATTAATTGGTATGAGGCCTATAGTCGTGTGTAAGACCGTTTAAAATTTAAACAATCTGGTGCAAAAATGAATCTATTACAAATCCGACAGAAGTTTCGTGAACTGAGTGGTCTCTATGACCTTGTAAATGAAGACGGTTCCGATAATGGCGCAGATTTCTTCATCAACGAGGGTCGTAAGTTCCTTGACCGCCTAGATGAAACCCAAAAATCTTGGGCCTCTTGCTTTCGGTTTATCGAGGTTGGACACTTCAGCGTTTCATTTCCTTATTGCAGAGCAATAAAGGAAGTCTGGATTGCTGATACAACTAACGGCCGTTGGCAGTTGGAGAAGAAAGACCTTCAAGACTTAATCACTGGCTATATGGCTGACGTTCCAAGCGAACGTACTGAGGGCACTCCACTTTACTATTCACCTTGCATAACTCGCTATATTCCTGAGGACGCAGACATAACTGAAATCGAAGCATTCGTTGGTTATGTTGATGTGTCTTCTGGTAATGCCCATGAGTACAATACTATAATGCTAAACGTCCCAGTACAGTACAAAACTATGGTTGAGATAAAAGGTCTATTCTATTCTCAAGAGCTTGTCAATGATGAAGATAAGAACTATTGGTCAGAAGTCCATCCAATGCTACTGATAATGGCAGCTATGAGACAAGTAGAAATAGCTAATAGAAATACTCAAGGAGTCAATGATTGGACTAGTGCAATTCTAACAGAAATGAAACAACTTGGAATGGACTTGGTTGAAGAACTAATTGCCGAAGTTGATCAAATGGAGGGCTAAAATGAGGTATGGCAGTGAACTGGTTCTCGATCTTTATGATTGCAAAGTTAAATTTACTGTAGAGAATGTGCTCAGATACTTTGAGCACTTGTGTCCACTACTAAACATGAAACCCTACAAGGTCTACTTTTGGTCTGCTGACGAACTACCATCTGACCAAGTCCCCGACGTAGTCGAAGGAATGTCTGCCGTCCAGTTCATCTTGACATCGTCAATCACTGTCCATACCTCTGACAAGTTCAACATGGTAATGATTAACATCTTTTCATGCGCCGACTTTGACGCACAACATGCTATGAACTTTTCAATAGATTGGTTCAAGGCATCTCACTGCAAACATCACTTTATAGAACGAGGTGTTGTAGATGGAAGATAGAATAAAGAAACTTGAATTGACAGTAAACCGTCTTTCTAGACGTTCAAGGAAAGTCGCTTCAGCTATGATTACTCCATATCCAATTTCTAACGCTGTCTTTGGAG